CTTCGAAAATTCTCCGGGGGTAAATTTTGGTATTTGCTCCCGGTGATTTTTAGAAAAGTTTATGGGAAGAGGTTGCTTACACCCACATCCATTGTTGTGTATCCCCTCCATTACACACATTCTGCGGTTGTTTTCGATTCTCCTTTCAGCCGCAGTAACCTGACGAAGAGTGCCCAAAACAGTAGGCAACATCTCATAAACTTTTCTACAAGTCACCGGAAGTATACCCAAACTAACAAAGAAAGGATCGAAAGCATATGGCAACTAAGAAGGGTTCTTCCGGCGTAGGGGCTGGACGGCCCGCTATGTCGCCGGAAGCTCGTGAAAACCAACTTATATCGCTGGCTGTAGACTGTGCAGAGAGGCAAATGAGAGAAGGTACTGCTTCCGCGGCGGTAATTGTTCATTATTTGAAGCTTGGCACAGAGAAGGAAAGGCTGGAGCGAGAGAAACTCAAAGCTGAGAATCAATTGCTTCAGGCCAAAACTCAAGCTATCGAGGACGCCAAGAACGAGCAGGAGCTGTACATCAATGCTATTGCTGCAATGAAACGTTACGGCGGTCACGCTGAAGAATGATTCGAAGATATTCAGAGCTGATTCAGTATTCTACGTTTGATGATCGCTTTAACTACCTCAAACTGTGGGGTAAAGTTGGAGCAGATACATTTGGTTTTGATCGGTATCTGAATCAGGATTTCTATAGGTCGAGTGAGTGGAGAAGATTTCGTGACAGTATAATTGTTAGGGATGATGGATGCGACATGGGGTTGCTTGACTATCCTATAACAGACTGGTTCATCAGAAACGGTATCGCCATTAGACCTAAGATCATCATTCATCATTTGAATCCCCTTACCAAAGAGGATATTTTGCAGCATACAGATGCTCTGTTCGACCCTGAGAATGTTATTTGCGTAAGTGATAGAACTCACAAGGCCATACATTACGGTGATTTGGATTTGGCCAAGCCTAAAGAGTTTGTGGAGAGGACCCCATTCGATACGTGTCCTTGGCGGAAAGGAGCTAACTAATGGATAGCATTCTTACTTCTGTAAAAAAGCTCCTTGGCATCGCTGAGGAGTACACCGCATTCGATCCGGATATTATCATGAGCGTAAATAGTGTTTTCACTATTCTTCAGCAGCTCGGAGTTGGTCCGGATGGCGGCTTTTCTATTTCTGATGCCACTACAACGTGGAGCGATTATTTCGGAGACAGTGAAGAGGTCGTAAAAGCTGAGGCTGTAAAGAATTACGTTGGCCTTAAAGTAAAACTGATGTTCGATCCTCCTACTAGTTCTTCGGTTATGCAAGCTACCAGTAATATGGTAAGCGAACTTGAGTGGAGACTTAACGTTGCATGCGATAAGACTCACGGCTATGGCAATTCTGGTACGTCCACAAGTTCTGATTGCGAAAAAGCAATCGACGATTTGCTCAGGGTGATTCTCAATGGCGAATACTAAGCAAGGGTTACCTAACAGTTTTTGGCTTCTCGTTGATCGCTTGAAAGAAATCGCAAACGCCACGAGATGCAAAACCGAAGGTGACGAACGTTTAAAACTTGATGAGATTGATGACGAGATTATGTCAATCGAACAAACCGGTGAACAACATGAAGATTACGATGGCCCCGTTACGGTCACTCCGAGATTCGATGAGGTTGTTTTGGAAACATCCGATAAAGCTCTTGATAGTGATATTACGGTGAAACCAATCGAAGTCATTACTGTCGGAAACGTCGGCGGAGGAAACACTTTGATCATTTGAGGAGGATTAGATTATGCCCAAAACTCGTGCTCTGCCCGAAGATAGTTATTATTCCAAGGTAGTCGTCAATGGTGAGACCATTATTGATCTTACCGCTGACACCGTTGATGCCGCGCATATGCTGACTGGCTATACGGCCCATGATAAGAAGGGTGCTCCGATCACTGGTACCTGTAATTTCGATGCTAATACCCAGGATGCCAATGCTGCCGCCGCTGAGATCCTTACCGGCAAGACCGCCTATGTCAAGGGTTCTAAGGTCACTGGTAGCATGCCCAATAATGGCGGCGTCGAGGGTACCATTACCGATCTTGATACCCCGTATACGATTCCTCAGGGTTATCATGATGGTTCTGGTACCGTCGAGATCGACGCTTCCGAGAAGTCCAAGATTGTTGCTGACAACATTCGTCAGGGTGTTACGATTCTGGGCGTTGAGGGTACTATGACTGGCACTGAGTCCGTTAACGCTCAGGCCAAAAGCGTTACCCCTACTTTCAGTCAGCAGGAAGTGCTTCCTGATACAGGTTCCGGTTATAATTACTTGTCGAGCGTCACCGTCGCTGCTATTCCTGTTCAGGAGACAGTTAATGAGCAGGGCGGTTATACTATTATTGTTGGATAACGAGGAGTAGTGGGTCATGGGCTATAACAAATTTGTCATTGATGGGGTAACAAAGATTGACCTTACCTCTGATACGGTAAAACAAAACACCTTACTATCTGGTAATACGGCCCATGATAAATCCGGTGAACAAATAGTTGGTGCCATCCCAATCCAAGATGGAAGCGCATTTACCAAGGATGAAGAGACTGGAAATGTTGTTATGGCCGCTGGATATTATCCAAACGGTATGGTTCTTTGGTATAACGAATACGGGGAATGGGAATGGGATCCGTTTAATTTCGAAACCGGAGTAATTGTTGAGCCCAAGATTGTCAGATATTCTGAAGCTCAAAATCAGGTTACTTTGACCAGAAATACGATGCACTATATGGTTGGTTTCCCAGCTGAAGATATGCAAATTACTCTTGAGGATTATTCCGATACGAGTCAGACAAGAAAGTACAGTCTTGTTTTTCAGGTTGAGAGCGAAGTGCCGAGTATTGCACTTCCTAGTGATGTGCATACCCCAGATGGGTATTTGCTGGAATCTTGGAACATTTATCGGTTTGATATTCTTGAGAATTTGCTAACTGTGAGAAATTGGCCAATAACGCCTGAAGAAGTAGTTCTCATAAGCGATTTGACAGTCACATCAAGGGATACTTTCACGCAATCACTTGACAGATCGGTTTCTTCTTCCGACTCTCTGGTCATGCTTGTGGATTTTACTTTTACGGGTAGCGCGCGGTCCACAAATTCGAATCTCATACGAGTTGGTCTTTCTCCAGATAGTTGGAACTATAACTGTGTTGGGTTCTATATAAACGCATCATATTATGAAAATAATTTTACGGTCCAGTCGTTTGCGGATCAAACATCGGTCAATACTACATCGCTTAGAAATACTAGGCATCGTTTGGTATTTAAGGTTAATTACTCTGGAAGCGGTAATTTAAACGCATGGATGGACGGAACTAAGATTGTTTCTAATTTCGGATCATCTCCGGTGACAGGTTCGCTATCGATGTCGAATGCAGAAGGATCGAACCGTTTTGTCGGAACATATCATGAGGTTAAAATACTTAGCTCGAGTCTTTCCGACGAAGAACTTAGAGCGGCAAGCGAGGTTACGTAAATGTCTCTCTCGAACACCGCCACTCCGAAGTATTATGGACGCTTCCGAGAGGCAGTCATGCGCGGCGAAATTCCCGTAAACAAAGAAGTAGCGATGGAGATGGAGCGAATCGACTCTTTGATCGCGAATCCTGGTGTCTGGTATGATGACAAAGCCATGGACGGTTTTGTTGCTTTTTGCGAAAACGAAATGACGCTGACCGATGGATCTGATGTCGAAATGCTTGAAACATTTAAGCTTTGGGCCGAACAGATATTTTGTTGGTATTATTTCGTGAATCGTAGTGTTTGGGAACCATATGGTGATCGTCCTGGTGGTAGGTTTGTTACTAAACGCGTAAAAAAGCGTTTGATTAACAAACAATATTTGATCGTGGCACGTAGCGCTGCTAAAAGTTTGTATGAAACTTTCTTGCAGGCATATTTTCTAACGGTCGATACAACTACTACTAATCAGATCACCACGGCACCAACCATGCGACAAGCAGAAGAAGTTACGACTGCCTTTAGCACTGCCATCACTAGATCAAAAGGACCTCTCTTTCAGTTTCTTACGGCCGGTAGCCTGCAGAATACTACGGGTAATGTAGCTGACCGCAAGAAACTTGCTTCTACGAAAAAAGGAATTCAGAACTTCTTAACAAACAGCATTCTTGAAATTCGTCCGATGTCTATCGATAAGCTTCAGGGACTTCGCGTGAAAGTTGCTACCATCGATGAGTGGCTTTCATGCGAAATTCGAGAAGATCCGATAGCCGCAATCGAACAAGGTGCTGCAAAAGTCGATGACTATCTCATCGTAGCAGTTAGTTCCGAGGGTACGATTCGCAACGGGATTGGCGATACAATCAAAATGGAATTGATGAGCATCTTAAAAGGTGATTACATCAATCCTCATGTCTCCATTTGGTATTACAAACTCGATAACCTCGAGGAAGTAAATAAACCCGAGATGTGGCTCAAGGCTAATCCTAACCTCGGAAAAACTGTTACATATGAAACTTATCAGCTGGATGTAGAACGTGCCGAAAAAGCTCCGGCTACGCGCAACGAGATTCTTGCTAAACGTTTTGGTATACCTCTTGAGGGTTATACTTACTTCTTTCCGTATGAAGAAACGTTGCCACATCCGCATAGAGACTTTTGGCGTATGCCTTGCTCTATGGGTTGTGACCTTTCGCAAGGCGATGACTTTTGCGCATTTACGTTCTTGTTCCCTATCCCTGGCGGTGCGTTCGGCGTTAAGACTAGAAACTACATAAGTGAGTTTACAATGTCTAAATTGCCGGAGGCCATGCGGCTAAAGTACACTCAGTTCATGAATGAGGGATCTCTGGCTGTTATGCAAGGAACCGTTCTTGACATGATGCAGGTCTACGACGATCTTGATAAATTCATCATGGATGCTAACTACGACGTTCGCTCTGTTGGATACGATCCCTACAATGCCAAAGAGTTTATTGAGCGTTGGGGTCGAGAAAATGGAGAGTATGGCATTGAGAAAGTCATTCAAGGTGCTCGAACAGAAAGTGTTCCTTTGGGTGAGATTAAGAAATTGTCGGAACAACGAAAACTCGTGTTCGATGAAGCTTTAATGCAATTCGCCATGGGTAACTGTGTCGTTGTCGAGGATACTAACGGTAACCGCAAACTTCTCAAGATCAGATATGACCAAAAGATCGATGCCGTAGCAGCTATGATGGATGCATATGTTGCTTGGAAGCTCAATCGAGAGATGTTTGAGTAGGAGAATGAAATGGAACTCATAGATACAGTTAAACTTATGAATAGTTCTGATTATAAGGAACGTTTCAAGGCTGAGTATTATCAGACGAAAATTCGTTATGATAAGCTTTTTACCATGATTACAAAATGGGATGAAGGCACGTTAGAGTTCGCTCCATCTTGTTCTCGTACGCTCCTTGGCAGACAGTTGCATCACATGAGAATGTACCTAATCGATTTGGAGTGCAGAGCTAAGATTGAAGGTATTAAACTCTTACAAAATCAAAATGGAGTAAGTCATGTGGAGTTATAACGATGAACTTTATCATTGGGGCATCAAAGGCATGCGCTGGGGAGTTCGCAGATACCAGAACAAAGATGGTACGCTCACCCCTGCTGGTAAACGTCGTTATGCTGACGACCCCAAAGCAAGATCTGCAGTGGAAGCTGCAAAGAAGAATGTAAAGAAAGCAAATGCCGATTACGCCAAGGCCACAAACGAATACAACAAGAAAACACTCGGCGGGTTAGTCTATAATAAACAGGCTACCCAAAAATTGTTGGATTCGTCAAGGAAAGTCGGATATGCAAAAGAAGACCTTAAAGATGCTAAGACCAAGTTGAAGATCCCATCCAAAAAGAGTAAACGAGAACTTGCTCTTGAGCAAGAGTATCAGAACAAAGGATATTCTGCCGAAGAAGCTGAGCTGGCAGCGTATAAACGCGCTAAAGCTGAAAAAGTTCTTAAAGTAGTTGCTGCTGGCGCATTAGCAGCGGGTGTTGCTTATGCCGGCTACAGGTACTATGATCGTAACATCGATAAAACTCTTAAAGTTGGTACGGTTCTCCAGAATATTTCGGTTGACGGAAATAAAGGTGTCGAGGACGCTTTTTATGCAGCTTATAATCCGCTTGATAAGCTTAAATATAGAGGTTTATATGGCGGAGGGCAGCTTGCTGGGATGAATCCGCTTGCGGGCATATTGGGAGCTGGCGGAGATGCAAATGAACTGTACGACATGAGCACTACTGTCAAGAACAACGGGCTTAAAGTTGCATCAATCAAGAGCGCCAAGAAAGCTTTGGCTGATATGATGCAGGACAAAGAGTTCAAAGCGAAGATGGCCACTGCTGCCGGACTTTCGTCGAGGCATGATGTGGAAGATCTGATTGATAATTTTAAACCTGGCGATAAAGTCTCGAACAAAGTGTACGACTGGTTTAATACTTATCGTACTGCGCATGACAATATTAACCAGGATTTGTCAAATCAGTTCTACTCAAAGCTGAAGTCTCTTGGCTATGATGCCATCCAGGATATTAACGATAAGTATAATTCTGGATATAATTCCGTTCAGCCACTGATCGTATTTGACGGTAAGAATTTGGTTGTCAATGAGAACAAGAAACTTGACATGAATTCGATTGCTAAGGATTTTAAGATTGCCACCGGTGTTAACATTGGTGAACAGTTGATAAAGTCTTATGCTCCTGCTGGTGCCGCAACGGTTGCCGCTGCTAGCGGATTGAAGATTCTTACATCCAAACGAGAGTCTGAGATCGTGGCAGAATACAAGAAAGATCATCCCGGTACTAAGTTATCCGCCAAAGAGATTATTCGCAACTATGAGGGGTGATCTTATGTGGCAGTATAACCGCTCCGATACGCTCATGCATTGGGGTATTAAGGGGATGAAGTGGGGAGTTCGTAGGTACCAGAATAAGGATGGTACTTTGACTTCCCTTGGCAAAAAACGTTATCAAGAAGCTGTTAGTAGCGTTCAGAGTAAACATAGCGAATCTGGTTACAGATCTTCGGCAAAAATGTATGATGATGAGCGTAAAGCTTCAGAAAAAGCTGGTTACAAGAAATGGGCTAAAGATAATTATCTGGATGATCTTACGGACTCGGATCAAAAAAGTGAATTCAAAAGCTATATGTCTGAGCTTTCCGAGAACGCTAGGGTCGATAGGTATTTTGCCGATCATACTGATTTGCTATCCAAGAAGCTTTCTTCTATTAATCCGGAAGCGGTTGGTTATAAGAAGGCTTTGAAGATGATTGGCCAGTATGAAAACGAGTGGATAAACCAGATGATTAGAGAATTGAGGTGATATTTTCGAATGTGGGCATATAACGACCCGAATGTTCTTATGCACTATGGCATTAAAGGCATGAAGTGGGGAGTTCGTAGGTACCAGAACGAAGATGGAACCTTGACTCCTTCTGGTAAGAAACGCTATTCGCAGAACGATTCACCTTCTGAGGATTACGTTCGGGCGCATACGAAGAAACCTGTATCGCAAATGTCTGATCAGGAACTTCGCACCGTTAATAATCGTCTTCAGATGGAACGCCAGTATCAGCAGCTTACAGTATCTCCTGGTAAGATGCAGAGCGCCATGAAGAAAGTTGCTGCAGTAACAGCGGCACTTGGCACTCTCGGAGCGTTTGCTGCTGCGGTTGAGAAAGCTCCTGGGAATATCGACAAGATCGTTAACAACGGTCAGAAGATCGCCGAGAAATTTTCCGATATGGTGTTTTCTCCTTACGATGAGAAGTGGCTCTATTAAGGAGGAAAAATCAAAATGGAAATTAATTTCGGCTCTCGCGTAAGGCGAGCATGGAACGCGTTTCTTAACAGAGACCCTCCCCAGCATAACAATTACACGTACTATGGCGGTTATAGCTATCGGCCATTTTATGAGCGTAGAGGTTCCGCTGTAGACCATACTATTGTCACGGCTATCATGAACCGAATCGCAGTGGATGCAAGTTCCATTACGATTCAGCATGTTAAACTGGATGACAATGATCGATTTGATAAAACCATTGATTCTGATCTTAATTCTTGTCTTAATCTGTCCGCCAATATCGACCAGACCGGTAGAGCATTCATTGAGGATATTGTCCTTAGCATGCTTGATGAAGGCGTGGTTGCTGTTGTTCCGGTGGATACGGATACCGATCCCAAGATTACCGAGTCGTATACGATATATTCTATGCGTGTCGGAAAGATTACAGAATGGTTTCCAAATCATGTTCGTGTTAGATTGTATAACGATCGAACCGGCGAAAAGGAAGAGATTACTCTGCCTAAGAAGATGGTCGCGATCGTTACCAATCCGTTCTATTCTGTGATGAACGAGCCTAATAGCACTATGCAAAGGCTTATTCATAAACTCAACCTACTCGATGTTGTAGATGAGCAAGCAAGTTCTGGAAAGCTTGATCTGATCATTCAGCTTCCGTATGTTGTGAAAAACGATCTTCGTAGACAGCAGGCAGAGGAGAGAAGAAAACAGATCGAAGATCAGTTGATGGGGTCCAAATATGGTATCGCTTATACGGATGGTACCGAAAGAATCACTCAGCTGAACCGAAGTCTTGACAACAATTTGCTTACTCAAGTTGAGTACCTTACCAATATGGCCTACTCTCAACTTGGCATCACGCAAGAAATCATGAATGGCACGGCCGACGAAGCCGCGATGACCAACTATTATAGTCGAGTCATTGAGCCTATTGTGTCGGCTATTGTGGATGAGTTTAAAAGGAAGTTTCTTACCAAAACGGCTCGTTCGCAAAAACAGTCCATCGTATTCTATCGTGATCCGTTTAAGCTCGTTCCCATTGGGACTGTTGCAGATATGGCCGACAAGTTTACTCGTAATGAGATCATGTCGTCCAATGAGTTCAGACAAGTTATCGGGCTTAAACCTTCCAAAGATCCTGCTGCTGATGAGCTTCGTAACAAGAACCTCAACCAGACTCCTGGACAGCAGGAAGCAATGGCAGCTGGAAAGGAAGCAGCTAAGTCAGCATTAGGTGATGACGGCGAGGAAGGAGGTCAGGAAAATCAAAATGGTTAGATCCAATGAAGTCAGCGAAAGTAATTACGATTTCGCTGGGTGGGCCACGCGCAATGATATTAAGTGCGCTGATGGCAGAACCATTCGTCGCGATGCATTTAAGAATTGCGACGGTAAAATTGTTCCTATCGTCTGGAACCATAACCACGACGGTCCGGAATATGTGTTAGGTCATGGCTTGCTGCGGAACCTGCCGGAAGGTGTTAGGGTCTACGGCTTGCTTAATAATACATCCAGTGGCGAGACTGCTAAAGCGTGCTTGATGAGCGGAGACATCAACGGCCTGAGCATCTATGCAAATCAGTTGAAGCAGACTCGATCTAAAGATGTGTTGCATGGCAATATTCGTGAAGTCAGCCTTGTGTTGGCTGGCGCTAACCCGGGTGCCTACATCGACGATATTGTCGCTCATAGCGATGAGTCCGACGAAGGCTATGTCGACGGTGAGGCATTTATTTTCAGCGAAGGGCTTGAGCTTTTTCACGCAGAGCCTGAACAGCCTAAATCTGACGATAAGAAGGAGGATTCCACAGTGGCTGAATCTACCAAGACGACCGACAACGAGAAGACTGTCGGCGATGTGTTTGACGAACTGACCGAGGAGCAGAAGCAGGTTGTTTATGCCATCATTGGCAAGGCGATCGAAGATGCTACCGGTGAATCTAGTAAGGAGGATACTGACGTGTCTCACAATGTTTTCGAGAATGACAACGACCAGAACAGCATGAAGCATTCGGATGATGTCATCCAGGCGGCTATCGCCGATGGCAAGCGCTATGGTTCCATGCGTGATTCGTTCCTGGCCCATGGCATCAATGATATCGAGTGGCTGTTCCCCGAGGACCGTACCCTGAATACTCCCCCGCGGATCATCGACAACGATCAGAGCTGGGTTTCCACCGTCATGAACGGTGTCCATCATGTTCCCTTCAGCCGCTTCCGGTCCATGTTCGCTGACCTGACCGAGGATGACGCTCGCGCCAAAGGTTACATCAAGGGCAACTTCAAGAAGGAGCAGGTCTTCAGTCTGCTGAAGCGTTCTACCGCTCCTACCACCGTGTACAAGAAGCAGCGGATGGATCGTGATGACATCATCGATATCACCAGCTTCGATGTTGTGGCCTGGCTGAAGCAGGAGATGCGCACCAAGCTGAATGAGGAGCTGGCCCGTGCGATTCTGATCGGCGACGGCCGCCTGGCATCCAGCGATGACAAGATCAATGAGGGCTGCATCCGTCCCATCTACAACGATGATGACCTGTTCACCATCAAGTGCCAGGTTGCAGTCAAGAGTGCTGATGATTCCGACACCCGTACCAAGGCGGCCATCCGGGCCATCATCAAGTCTCGTAAGGACTACAAGGGCTCGGGCAATCCCACCTTCTTCACTACCGAGGATATGCTGACCGACATGCTTCTGCTGGAGGACGAGATTGGCCATCCGCTGTACGCCGATGAGACTGCTCTGGCCCGCAAGCTGCGTGTGTCCCGCATCGTTACCGTTCCCCAGATGGAGAACGTCAATGGCCCCAAGGGCGGTGCCTTCATTGGCCTGATTGTTAACCTGTCCGACTACACCGTTGGTGCGGATAAGGGTGGTGCAGTGAACACCTTCGACGATTTCGATATCAACTACAACCAGCAGGTCTACCTGATCGAGACCCGCTGCTCCGGTGCTCTGACCGTCCCCTACAGCGCCATTGCTGTTGAGTACAGCGTGACCTGATTCTACCAATTCCTAAAAGGAGGTAATACTAATGGCTGCTGATGTTATCACTGGTACTCCCGCCCCCGTTACTCCCGAGGAGATCTACGAGAAGGCAAAGGATGTCCACGTCCGTAAGTACGTGATGTATGGTCATACCGACAATAAGCTGTATGCTACTGCCGATCACCAGACCGTCGTCTCTGACGCCGAGGACGTGTTCAAGGCTGCCCTGTATGGCACCCTGGTCATTTTCGATGGTACCAACTATCTGGCGGTGGTATCTTTCACCGAAACCGAGTTCAAGACTGTCGACGGCGCTGCTACTGCCGCTGGTAAGACTTGGACTGTGGCCACCGAGCCTGCGGCCGATATCTAACCAAATCAAAATGGAGGAGAAGTGCCATGAGTAAATGGGCAGGGGTTATAGGTTTCGCTGAAACCAAGGAAACAGCCCCCAGTGTGTACGAGGAGGAAATCACGGAACGGCAATACTACGGCGATATTCTTAAGAATAATCGTCGCATTAATTCGCCCGATAAGGTGAATAGTGATATTTCCGTTTCGAATTCCATAAGCATTGTTGCGGACCCGTATATTCAGAACCACTTCTACTCCATTAGATATGCAACCTTTTGCGGGGCAAAGTGGAAGGTTACTGACGTTACGGTCGAATATCCTAGATTAACTCTTAGCCTGGGGGAACTGTGGAATGGACAAACGGCTTGAACTTGATGCTTTGCTCCGTAAGGTTATGAAGGATATTTCTGGGGTTGAGAATGTGTATTTTCAACCGCCAGAAAACCTTCGCATACAATACCCCGCCATAATCTATGAGCGAGGAGACATCCAAAACCGTGCTGCGGATGATATGGCTTATTCGCAGCACACTTTTTATGAAGTAACCGTGGTTGATAAAAATCCTGATTCTCTCCTGGTTTACGCTGTCGCATCGCTTCCTCGATGCAAATTCGGACGTCATTTCAAATCGGATAATCTCAACCACGATACGTTTACAATTTTTGTATAAGGAGGTAATTCCATGGCTGCTCTTACTTGGGACGGGACCGGTACTCGGTTCTATGAAATGGGCACCAAGAAAGGTGTTCTGTATCCCTATAATACCGCACAGACTAAGTATGGCAATGGTGTCGCTTGGAACGGCCTGACTGCTGTTACTGAGTCTCCGTCCGGTGCCGAAGCTACTGATCTGTGGGCCGACGATATCAAGTACGGTACCATGCGTTCTGCAGAGGATTACGGCTTTACCATCGAGGCATAT